TTTATTGACGCTGACCAAAAGTTTCGCCCCGGTGACATTGTCAAGATGCTCCAAGCGGATAAAGGCATTATTGCTGGGTGCGTTCCCATGAAGGGCATCAATTGGACGCGGGTAAAGCATGGCGCTGTACTGAACCACAAAGAACTACACAAGCTGACAGGCATTTTTAACATCAATCCGTTAGACGGCCACAAGATGGTTCATCCAGAAGAGCCGTTTCAAGTCAAACATGCTGGCACAGGATTTATGTTGATTAACCGTGAGGTTTTTGAGACACTCAAGCCACACTCTGCCGTTTATACAAATGGTGGTCAGTCCATCCCTGATGGCGAGGAAGTCTATGACTTTTTTCCTGTTGGCGTGACTGAAGGCAAGTTGTTGTCAGAAGACTTTAATTTCTGCCACCTTTACCGCGAACACGGTGGCACTGTTTGGGCCGCACCTTGGTGTGAGCTTGGGCATTTTGGTTCGTATCTTTTCAGTGGGCAATACTCACAAGGAGCATGACATGGCACGTCAAATGATGAAATACCGCCTAACAGCGGAAGGCACAATCCCTGATTTTCTTTACCTTGGTGAAGATGGTGTAGGTGGTGTTTATGGTGTGCCTGACCCCAGTACACCTTGGCCTCGTGACTTGGTTCAAGTTGGCATTACAAACGATGGCGCTACGGGTGACTTTGAAGTCATCCCAACCAAAGCTGATTTGTTGGCATATTTGACATCAGTTAGCGGAAGCTGGGCACAGATTGATCCAGCACAACCAAATAATATGGAAGCCACAATTCCTTTTGATCCATCAGCCGCTACTGACTGGGCATGGGGTCGTTTGGATGCACTGAACGCATAATCATGCGGGACTGGGCTGAAGCATTGATTGCGGCGGCCTGTATAGTGGCCTTCGTTGTTTATGGCACGTATATGATTGCATGGAGTTTGGTGTGAAATGGAACTTGAGTATTACACTAAAATTATTGGCGCAGTAACCGCCTCAACTGCCATGATTGGTGGGGGCTATACGCTTGCTGACAAGTTTGGCGTGTTCCATAAAGACATCCTAAAGTGGTCGCCAGAGCATTTCCAAATATCTGATGCACCTGCAAATGGTGAGTTTAAAGCTGTAGTAGCCCGGCAAAAGATCAGGGACGATTGCGAAGTCACCTCGTTTAAACTAGAAGTGCGGGATTCTGAGTTGGTGGTACATCCAGCCAAACCTAGCATTGCAACGTTCTCTGGCCCAGCCAGCGACACAGTGGATAAGTTTGGGTACAAGTTTAAGCTAGACACTACTTCGCAGGTGACACCCGGCGTTGCCATGTTGATGGCACACATCAAGTACAAGTGCCCAGAAGGTGAAGTCATTGTAAATTACCCGTCACACAAGAATCTAATGTTTACGATTAAGGAATCAAATGTTTGAAGTATTTGGTGGAATATTGGGTGGAGCGCTAGGCGGTATCTTTCGTCTGGCTCCTGAAGTTCTAAAGTTCTTTGACAAGAAGAACGAGCGTTTACACGAGATGGCTATGTTCAGCCGTCAGTGCGAGTTGGAGCAAATCCGTGGGCAGCAGAAGTTAGCCGAGATTGGCGCTCAAAGAGAAGCCGCTATTGACGTTGGTGTCATGGATGCCTTTAATGCCGCAATCAACCAACAGGCCGAGATGGTCAAAGCGGCAGGTGGCTGGGCGGCTAGTCTGTCTGCATCTGTGCGTCCAGTCGTTACGTACTGGATTCTTTTAATCTGGAGTTTGGCGCATTTTTGGTATGCGTGGACAGGTTACCGAACTGGCCTTGACCCAACTGAAGTGTTTAAACTCTTTATGTCTCCTGACTTCTCGGCTCTCTTGGCTGGAACAATTAACTATTGGTTCCTTGATAGAACTCTGAAGCAACGCGGTATATGAACTTAGACCTAGCCGCTGAACTGTGCCGCCGGTTTGAAGGCTATCGGGCCAAGCCGTACCTGTGTCCAGCTAATGTGGCTACGATTGGGTACGGCTCTACCTACTACGCTGATGGGCGCAAGGTAACATTGGAAGACCCTCCGATGGACGAGCCGACAGCCAGAGCGCTGTTAATGGCGGAGCTTTTGCACACCTACGCACCGGGTGCGGTCAGGCATTGTCCAAACCTGCTAGTGATTGCTGCTCAAGGCGATCCAAGGAAGCTAAACGCCATCGTAGATTTCTGTTACAACTTGGGCATTGGGCGCTTGCAAACAAGCACGTTAAAGAGGAAAATCAACGCCAATGATTGGGAAGGGGCAAAGGAACAACTGATGCTCTGGACTAGAGGTGGCGGCAAGGTATTGCCGGGCTTATTAAAACGCCGCACGGCTGAGTGCGCCTTACTGGATTGACCGATGCCATTACAAAAAATACTGTTCAAGCCGGGCGTCAATAAAGAGAACACCCGCTACACCACCGAGGGTGGATGGTATGACTGCGACAAAATTCGCTTCCGTCAAGGCAACCCCGAAATTTTAGGTGGCTGGCAACGCATCTCCTCAAATACATTTAACGGCACTTGCCGTTCGCTTTGGAACTGGACAACGCTGGGCAACCTCAACCTAGTTGGTGTTGGTACTAATACAAAGTTCTACATTCAAAACGGTGGTGCGTACTATGACATTACACCACTGCGCGTAACTACTACGCTTGGCGCAAACCCTTTCACGGGTAACGGCACAACTACGGTTACAGTAACTGCCGCTTCCCACGGCGCAACCAACGGCTCTTTTGTTACGTTCTCAGGTGTTACGGGTACGTACGCATCTGTCCTAAACGCTGAGTTCCAGATCACGCTTGTTAACGCCAACTCCTACACAATTACAACATCATCTGTGGTTGCGGCAGGGGCAACGGGTGGCTCGGCTGTTGTAGCAGCTTACCAACTTAATGCTGGCCCTGCGTATGCTGTTCCGCTTGTAGGTTGGGGCGCAAGCTCATGGGGTACTCCTCCTACGTTTGCACCACCTTCAACAGTTGGCACTTGGGGTTATGGCGCTACGTCTACCACAGGCTTACAGCTTTGGAGCCAGATTAACTACGGCGAAGACTTGGTCTTTGGCCCTCGTGGTGGTGGCTTGTACTACTGGGATGCAACGGGCGGGTTGACAACTCGCGGTGTACTGCTCAACTCCCTTGGTGGCACAGTTTCGTTTACCAACGCATCTCCTACTGTCGTAACATCAACAGTTCTTTATACCGAAGGCGCGGCGCTTAAATTCTCTGGCGGCTCGTTACCAACGGGTATTACTGCGGGCACTACTTACTATGTGTTTGAAGTAAATGGCTTGACGTTTAAGTTACTAGATGGCTCAGGTGCGGTTGTTAACACAACTTCTTCAGGCACGGGCGCGGTGTCCACTATTGTTGACGTGCCGACTGTTCAGAACAGCATAGTTGTGTCGGACTCTTCTCGTTTTATTATTGTGTTTGGTTGCAACGACTACGGCAGTGCAACTCTTGACCCCATGCTGATTCGCTGGTCAGCGCAAGATGACATCTACAACTGGACGCCTGATCCCACCAACCAAGCTGGTTTTGTACGGGTGTCTCACGGCTCTGAGATTGTGGCTACAGTCCAGACTCGTCAAGAGGTGCTGGTGTTTACCGACTCAAGCGTATATTCACTGCAATACCTCGGCCCCCCTTACGTCTGGGCACCGCAGTTGCTGGGTGACAACATTTCAATTCAAGGCCCCAACGCCGCTGTGATTGCCTCTGGTATTGTGTACTGGATGGGCGTGGACAAGTTCTACTCCTACGATGGCCGTGTGCAAACGCTTAACTGCGACCTGCGTCGCCACATATTTGGAGACTTTAATCAGTCCCAAGCTGCGCAGGTGTTTGCTGGTACGAACGAAGGCTTTAACGAAGTTTGGTGGTTCTATTGCTCTGCCAACTCATTCACCATTGACCGTTACGTAATTTACAACTACCTAGAAAAAATCTGGTACTTTGGCACGATGGCACGGACAGCGTGGTTAGATTCTGGCTTGCTTGATTACCCCTTAGCGGCTACGTACAGCAACAACTTGGTGTTTCACGAGAATGGGCTAAACAACAATGAAACAGGAA